TGAAAGATTTAGATTTACTGTTCCAACACCAACAGGCATATAAGGAACACCCAAGTTTTGTAAAATTCCACTCGAACCAACTTCTGTAATATGAGTATGTACTGGGTCTTGTGGAGTACTTGTGACTGATACTGTTGTTCCTACATTTACATCGCCAGTAATCGTAATATTGGAAGAACCTAATGATACTGGAAGTGGATTGGAAAAACTAATTGGAGTAGAACCTTGATTTAAAGATACAAAACCAGTAGAACCAATACCTACTGGAAATCTATTAACTTCAGTAACTGTTGAACCAGCACTGATTACAATTACGTCTGCGGGTTGGGGAAGAGGATTATAAGACATATTAGATTAAGAACCAATTTGAACCATTGTAAAAATAAGTAAAACTTTGATGATTGATTTTCATAGTAACTGAATTATCATTTTCAACACTTGTTCCAGCACCTGCCTGGACTGTTATATTGTATGTAGCAATCTTATTGCCTTCGTCTTTTACAATTAACTTCTTACCATAAGAAGGTATTTGTGGTAATACAATTGTTACAGGAACATCGGCACTCACTCCAATGTAATCATCAGTATTTGATGCTTGATAATAACTAGTAATTCCACTAATATTTACAATTGATGTACCACCAACATCGTTTGGGTCAACAAACTCAAACTTTCTTATACTATGATTATATTGAAGAAATTTTTGGTCGTAAACACTTGGATTTGTAGCAATACCAACAATATCATCAAGATATTTGAGTTGTGTTTCTCCACCACCACCTAATGTGGATAGTTGTTGTTGAATACGAGAAAGAAACATTTTGTAATGTTTCTGTAAATCTTCAAGTGTTGCGAACTTTTGGTCTAGTGGAGTTAATGGGTCTTTCTGAACTTTAACATCTGATGGTTCAGCAAGAAGACCTAATGATTTTTCGATTAGTTCTTCTTTTGGTTCTTCAAGTTCTTCTTTATATTCTTCCAGAACTTCAAGAACTTCATCCAAAGAATTTTCAATTACTTCTTCGATTACTTGTTCTTGTTTTTTTGGTGTTTCGGAATATAACCAATTCTCAAATGCCTTAACTGTTTTTTGTTCTTGTACCTTTTTCTTTTTCTTTGGAGTAATCTCTTCTTTTAAAGCAGACAAAAAAAGTTCATCGAAAGAATTCCCAACAAGAGTTTCTTTCTTTTCTTTAATAGCTTTTTTTCCAGTACTTATCGTTAAAAAGAAATCATCAACAGCATCTCCTACTGTCTCGTTAAGTTCTTTTTTTCTTTTTTGTTTTCCTACACTTATTTCGGTAAAAAAATCAGATAATTCCTTGGAACCTACTCCAAAGTCACTCACTTATCAATCCTCAACATCACCAAAAAGACTTGCTGCAACTTCTGGTCTTACGGCATTAACATTTTCTGCTGATTTGGCAAAAAGAATTTCTTTAATCTTATCGCTGATATCCGTAGGGGATTCATCAGCTAAAATCATATCCATTAAATCATCCATAGTTATAATAGTTTAACTGAAAATATTTATAATTCCCCAGCAGACCCTAATTCCACACCTGCTTGTTTATCGGTCAATCCTGGTTCTTGGGGCATTGTTCCAAGTTGGTTTTGACTTTGGTCTTGTTGAGCACCCATAGCACCCATTGGATTCATCATTGCTGCTGGGTCTGGAATAATTCCATCCTTAATTTCTTTTTTCATTTGTGCGTCAATTTCTTTTATTTCACTATCAGTTTGACCGAGAATTGTTCTTCTTACATAATCTGCGGAGAAATAACGACCAAGATATGGGTCCATCGCAGCAACAACACCCAATTTATCATTCATCAATTCATTTTTCTTCAAATCAGAAAAATGATTATCATAAACATAATCAAACTGAATGTGGTCTGATAATGATTCCCAATCTTCTAATGATACAATATTTTTAAGAATTAATTGAGTTTTCAGTAAATCAATAAAAATCTGAGAAAATCTCTTTCTCAACCTTCCAACAAAACGAGTGAATTTAAGTTCATCTCTTAGAATTTCTGATGAACGACCAAGATTAAATCCACCTTCTGCGGCAAGTCTTGTTGGTGGAACACCTAATGAATCATAAAGCTTCTTTTGGAAATACTCAATATCAGCAAGTTCTCCAAGATTTTGCCCACCAGGTAAGGTCGTGATTTCAGTTCCTCTACCACCTTCTCTTCTAGGCAACCAGAAATCCTCAAGCATCGCCATATGCTTTCTATCATCTTTAATCTCACCAGTGCTTGCATCATACACAAGTTTGTTTCTATAACGGTTCATAACGTCACGCAGGTACTGCTCTGCTTTAATCTTGGGAAGATTACCAACGTCAATATAAAAGATACGACGTTCTGGTGCTCTTGATAGTCTATAAATCACAAGACTATCCTCAATCATTCTTAATTGATTAAGTGCCTTGATTGCCTTGTGAAGGAATGAAAGAACTGTTTGCTTGTTTCTATCTACAAGACCAGAAGTAACATATACAATCGCATCCTTTGCAATCTTTACGTTATTTACATCTGATACTCTATAAGTAGCATTCTGTGATGACCCAACATTTGGGTCATACATATAAAATTCTTCTACTTCTTGGTTGCTAAAATCAACTTGGTTTTTCCCATTTACAATATTTCTATATTGAGAACCAAAAGCATCTTTGTTGTCTTTTTTAAGTTTTCTTATGTACTTAATTTTTAAAGCATCAATATATCTTACTTCTTTAATACCATCTGACGGTTTGTTGAAATCAATTACTTTATGGTAATAGATTCTTCCATCAACATACCAGTTTCTAAAAATCTCATGGCACTTCTTGTCGAAGTCCATAACTTCTTTCAGATACTTAAACTCTTCTCTGATAATCTCTTTTAGTTTATCGGAAGCAGGAAGATTTGAAAGGTCTATCTCTACTGGAGAATCGTTTAAGTCTGATACAATTGCTTCATTTACAACATCCTCAATCGCACTATCGCATTCTGGGTGTAAAGACATCTCACGATATCTTCGAATTAAATCTGCTTCACTCTTATAAACACCCTCAATATCTACGTATTGACCGTAGAAACCACTTGAAATATAAAAGTCTGATTTATCTTCTTCATTACGAGGAATAGGGGAAACAATCTTTTTGGACTGCTTCTCCCTATCATCTTCAAATTTAAAACCAAACAGTTTTGCCATAGTAACGTTATTGTCCTTATTCTACTATTTAGGTAGCAGCAGGTGTGGGTGCCAAAAATTCTTCTGCATCACCTGAACCAAGAATAGTGTTATTATCTCCATCAAAAGCATCCCACCATTGAACTTGAAGGTCTACTGTGAATTCTTCAATAGTATCTGCTTGATCATAAGAAAGATCAATCGCACTAATGGAAGTTGGGAATGTTCCATAAAATTCATAAGCTTTGAGGACTTTTATACTTTCTGCTGATTTGAAAGTAGTACCACTAGTAATTGCTGCTTTACCAAGTTGATAAACTTTCATATTTCTTTGATAGTTTTCAGGATTCAATTCACCAGCATTGTCTTCGTGCTTGTTCATATAATTCATCCACTTTTCAAAAGCATTTCTAATCTTGAAGTCAGTATCATTAATTACTGTAATCGTCCAAGGATCGAATGTTCTATCACCAGCAATCTTGAGATTTCTTCCTCTAAAAGGAATATCAATTACGTTAATTGTTGAAGCAGGTAATTGTGCTGATTTAATTAAAAATCTAGTTACATCCTCAAGAACATTTCCACCAAATCCCAAATTGAGATTATCAGGAAAAGTAATTTCACATTCAAAGAGGTTAGGTCTTGCTCCACCTCCAGAAATTCTATTCTTAAAGTCGTTTAGAGTTCTAGATCCAGGTGATACTGAACCACCAGTAAATTGATTTGGCATAGTTTTTTACCTCTTTGATTAAACAGTACCGATAATTTCTTCAAAACTAACTCCTGTGCGAGTAGCAACAAAAGTCAATCCAATAAAGTTGATTGTTCTTGCAGGTTTGATGTAAATATCAGCCTTGAACTGATTTCCATCAATAACATCAGGGGTGTTGTTTGACTCATCACAAACAAGAACGAAATCAGTAATACCTCTTTTTGACTTCACGTCACGGAGATAAGGTTCAACGATATTGATAAAGTTTGCTCTAGTGATTGTATCATTAAACTCAAAGAGTTGTGCTCTTGCTGCTCTTTCAATTGATGATTCAAGTGTTAAGAATAAACGACGAACGTTAATTCTATCAAATGCCGAAGTGTATGAAAGGGCAGTTTTATCACCAAAGAGAATAATACCAGCACCAGGAGAGAAGATAATTGGATTAATTCTCTTTGGATAAAGAGTATCTCTTTGTGCTTGTGAAGGATTGTAAGCAAGTTTAACTGCGTTATTGAGTGCTCCTCTGTTCGCACCAGCAGGTGAGAACCAAGGGAACTGATTGATTGATGTTCTAGCCATCAATCCAGCAATGTCGGCATTACAAGCAATATATCTAAACTGATTATTAAATCTATCATAAATGTACTTATAACCAGTATCAAATACTGCATAAGACGATGAGGTTAATGGATCAAAGAATTTAACAATATTGTTGGTTTGTGTATCAGAGTTTGCTACGTCAACAACACCGTCTCTATGTGGTGAAATGGTAGCAACACAGTCCTTACGAATATCTGCGATTGCAATTAATTCATTTGCTTTTGCTTGTGATTCGTAAATTGAAGAACCACCAGAAGGACCACCAATCAAAAAGTCAATTTTATATTCTGCTGGGTTTGTGAAGTTTCTATATCCACTAATTACATCACTCAAACCAACTGAATAACCACCAACATTACTTGTTCCAGAATAATCTTGACCACCAGTTAAATTGTAAATAGTTGCACCAATTACATTAAATGTACTATCTTGTGCTGATAGACCCCAAGTAGTATTGGATGCTGTTGTAACTCCCGACACAGTTGAGAATTTCGAAGGAGTACCAGTTGGTGCAAATCCAGGGAAAATATATTGTGAATTTGCAGCAATAATATCTTTATAGTAAATTGCTTCTGATGGTGAAATCTTAGCATCAGATGCTTTAGATACATTGGTGTATTTTTCAAGAATATTACCAGGAATACCAGTTACTGATCCAGTATCATCAACAACAACGATATGAAGTTCGTCATTTCTTCCATTTCTTTGCGAAGAATACTCAGATGTTCTTGGTCTTGGTGCAATATTTTTCCAATAAACAGTAGAATTTGTTAATCCCAAAGTTTGTTGATTGTACCAATCAGATGGTTCTGTAATTGTCTCACCAGCAGAACCAACATTAAGAACTAAAAATTCTATTGTTCCACCTCCATTTGCTGATGTACTTAAACCAAGTGCAGTTTGATTGACAATTGTGATGACTGTTCCAATTCCTATAGAATTGATCGTTGTTCCAATTCCTACAGTATAAGTAGTTCCAGTTGGAAGAGAAGATCCAGTTACTGGAACAATAAATTGTCCTGCGGCAATATTGGATGGAAGATTTGTGGATGCATCTACTGGATTGATTACTGTTGAACCAATAGAAATTACACCAAAAAATCTTGAAACTGATGCTTCTTCAATTGAAACAAAAGCATTATCATTTGTAATTTTTATGTTTCCAGCACTAAATGCGTTTACACTCCCTTCAGAGTAAGAAGTTTCTGTAAATACAGTTGAACCAGCACCAGAAGATTTTGCAGTAACTTTTACATCAATTGAACCAGAATTGACTTTGGTAATAATACCTTTAAGAACTCCTGTTTCTGTTGTTACTGTTCCAACACCAGCAACTGATTGTGAGAATGTGGCAGTAACAGCAAATCCAACATTCAATCCTTGAGTTGATATTGCAATTCTTTGATCTGCTGCGGCATCAATAACACAAACCTTCAAGTTGTTTGCCCAAGAACCTGGGTTTCTGGCAGCCCAAGCCCAAGCAGTATCAGTAGAATGATTGTTATTATAATCTTCTGTTGATTCAATTTTGACTGTAGTTCCTGCGGTAGAACCAATCCCAGTAGAATTTGCGTTGTTTAATGCTGTTCCATTACATCTTACAACTCTTAGAATACCACCGTAAGAAAGATATGAAGAAGCACCTAACCAATATTCGTATTGTGCGTCTGAAGAAATTGGTTTTCCAAATGTATTGAGTAAATCATTCTCTGTTTCAATTAAAATAGGAACATTGACTGGACCCTTTTGGAAAGGACCAGCAATAGCTCCAACTTGATTGTTTGTTGCGGTAATTCCACCAACAGTCAAATCAACTTCTCTTATTCTGACTCCTGGTGATACTAAATTTAACGCCATCTGTTTCCCCTCGTGAAGAAGTTCATTTTGCCTAGAAGTATTTATAAATTGTTATTCTTCAAATGGGGAAACAATACGTGAACAAATTACCAGTCTGGGTATTGAGAATCTATAGATTTTTGTGATTGTTTTTTTCTACTATTGATAATTCTATTCACAGTACATTCTTTACATTCATATGAGTAAGCAGAGGGAAATCCTTTTCTATTTTTTCGAGTTAAATAAAAATCATTTAATAAATCTTTTTTTATTTTACAAGTCCTACATTTTCTTTCTTTGAAGAGTAAATTATCCAATTCAAGTTCTTCTTCAAACTTCATTATTGATATTCCCACATAAAAGATCTATCCCCATACTCATCCAAATGCCACCTATCTCCATCATTATCAACAAATGATGTATCTTCACTCAATCCATCAGACATAAAACCAAATGGTGCCATATCCTGTTCAATTTGGTCTTTTTGGTCTTCGTATATTCTTTTACGAACATCATTGTCCGTCATCTCTTTGAAATAATCCTGAACGACTAACCAAGCAAAAATCACAAGGCACATCGCAAGGTCATCATTACATCCTTCTTCTGCTTCAAAGGACTGACTTTTTTGAATAAAAGTTGTCAACTCACTAATGATATCATAATCTTTGATAACTAACTTATCATCTTCAATAATTGTTTTTAGGTTAGAGCATCCAACTTTTTTAACTGTTTTGGACATTTTAATTCCAAGTTGAGTTTTCTTACCAGAAAAACCCTGACCGACCATTTGACCTGCTCTTCCTCTCATCGAACACATCAAAATATTATCGTATTCCAAATCATAATGGAGAATACTTGAAACTTGTTCTCCAATATCATTTACCTCAGCAAGAACAAATGCTTTGTTATATGCTTTTGCTATATCGTGAATAATATTTGGAAAAAGCATAGGTTTGATTTCATTATTTCGATATTTTGCTACTACTTTATATGGGAATTGACTAATATCAAATACAATAAACGCAGAGTAATCATTACTCATTCCACGAGATACGTCTACTGTCATTAAATAAGTGTGCTTTTCGATTGGATCTTCGTAGACATCCATTCCTTTGCTTCTGGTGAGTGGATCATCATAAACCATCATTCTGAGTTTTGATGGAGTAATCAAAGTATCAACAGACCCCAAGAATTCGCACTCAAACTCTTGTGTAAACTGTCGTTCAGAAGTATTCGCAATAGTTTGTCTTTTCCACTCTGCGTCTCTTCCAGGCACCGCAGACCAATGAACTTCTAGTGGAATATAACCATTCTTTCCTCTCTCTGCGTCATGCCAGAGTTTATAAAACATATTCATCCCATTTGGAGTTGAGATGATAATAACTTTTGTACTCGTTCCTGAAGAAATGGTAGGATACACAGAAGAGAAAAACTGTTCTGCGATGTGATTTGGAATGAACGCAAATTCGTCCAAGAAAATAATATTAAAAGAGTTTCCTCGGACAGCAGAAGATGATGTTGATGCTGCTACAATTTTGGAACCATTTTCAAGTTCTAACGAACCTTTGTTCCAAGAGTCAACCCCCTGCTGTAACCACTTTGGTAAATTTTCATAAGATAATTGCAATCTACCTAAAAGTTCTCTTGCAGTTTCTGCTTTGTTTGCTAGAATTGCAATTCTTATATTGTCATTAAACAGAGCATAATGAAGAAGATATGATACAACAGTAGTTGATTTTCCTGTCTGTCTAGGAAGTTTTGCGATATTAAATCTATTTTCGTGAAAATTTGTAATTAATTTTTCTTGAAAATCATACATATTAAAAGGAACTAATCCTTCATCAAGAGAAACAATTTTTACATAATTTTTTGCAAAATGAATTGGATCACTTTTGCATTTTAAATATTCTTCAATTTGTTCTGTCGTAAATTCAATTTGAACATTTTCTGCTTTTAAATTCGGATTGCCCTTATAATGTTTGTCAATCATAAATTAATAGCCATACTTGCAATTGTTTCTTGTTGTTTGAAATAAAGTTTCACATAAGATTTTGATATATTCTTCAAAAGTTCTACATCATTGCAAGAATCAATCTCTCTAGAAATTTTTTCATACTCAAAAATCTTAGAAAGATTTTCTAGTTTAATATCATTTGGATCCATTTTCAGTTCCTGTGAATAGTAAAGGTTTTGTTGGGTCTTTTGATGCTGGATTATATGATAATACAATCGCACCAGGATATATCTTTCTTACTTCAAAAGTGACCTGATCTTTTGGAGGTCTGGCAAATTGTGGGAAAAACATTTGAGCTGAAATATATTTTCCTCTCCAATTCAACAGAATACTATAAGTAGATCCACGAGACTGTATCCGTGTATATATTTCTTGAATATTTTTTAAATTTTTCATTTTTTTATAATTATATTTTTCTTTCATATGGGATGAAAAAATATTATGAATTATTTCCTTTGTATGATCGTGTGGTTCTACGGCAAAAGAATATGATCTCCAAAATTCAGGTCCATATTTACATATGTGCATATGTTCCATTTTTTTACATTTTGGGCAATACCTTTCTTCTCCTCCATAAATGGGAGTGTTCCAGTCATAGTCAAGAGCACCAGTACTTTCTGATTTTGTTCCCCAACTATCGGCACCAACTTTACGGCATTTGACTAATGCTCCAGACGCATAAGCACTAGGCCAAATTTTATAACGAGATTTTACTTTTTCTTTGCAAGCATCTTCATTTACAAATTCTTCAGTTGCAACATTTTTTGCTTGTCCTGACCTATCTGGATTTGGATCTTCTTTTCTTTTTCTTCTTGCTGCTGCATCTTCTTCATCGTCAGACATATTTGCAGCCATTTTTGATGAACCACATTTTGGTTTAGTAGTTTGTCCTGGTTGACGGGCACAAGGAGCACCAGCAAACTTTCCACCAATTTGAGTCCATCCTTTTACTTTTTTTCCTGTTTTTGGATTTGTTCCACTTGATTTTGCAAACCAATCGTGGAGAGATTCATCTCCAGATGCAGTTTCTTCACTAACACCTTTCATTTTTTCTGGTTTAATTAAATCAATAATCCGAAGAAAGGTATTGCCGTTCGCATCCTCAATTGTCACATCCTCTTTAACATCTTTGAACTTTTTATGTTCTTTTTTTGCAGATGCTTCCATTTTTTTCAAACGAGTATAATAATCTGGAATTTCATCAAGATGTTGAAGAGCAATATCAATTGCTAAAGTTTTATCTTTTGTGTGCTCGTGTTCAATGGGAGCACCAATATCAAGTTGTTTCTGAATATCCGAGACATCCATACGGTGCTTCTTCGCAATTGCCTCAACTGTTTTGTGTGATTTTACTTTAGGGCACTTTGCACTTCCATGAGAGGGGCAGTCCATTCCCTTTGGACTGCTATTACAATGTGATTCTAAAATAAATTCCTGAAAAGTTTTCATTAGAAATTTTTTAACTATTTAGAATCCATTAGACCTTGCTTCAATAATTTTTGAAGGTCTG